TAAAATTGACCTTGGACGAGTATAAAAAAAGGTTGACACAAAAAACCAAGGCCGGTAATAGTATGTCTCGTATGGCACACATGGAATTGGCAATACAGGAGGGTTTGAATGTAAACCTTGGTGATGTTATAATGTATGTCAATAACGGTAAAAAGGCGTCTCAAGGTGACGTACAAAAAATGACCGCTAAACAAATCAAAGATTTAAATGAATATAACAAAGTCCAAAACCCAAATTCGAAACCAGTACAAGATGGAGTAATTGTGAATTGTTATATGTTGAAGGCAGATATTTTGGAAAACAACCCCAATCTGACAGGTGAGTATAATGTTCCGAGGGCAATCGTTACTTTCAATAAAAGAATTGAACCTTTGTTAGTGGTATTCCAACAAGAGGTTCGTGACAATTTGTTAGTGACCGACCCTGAACAAAGAGGTATATTTACAACCGCTCAATGTGAATTGATAAACGGGATGCCATTTGAAGAGGGCGACCAAGACAAACTTAAAGAGGATGTTTTGGATATTACTGAACAGGAATTAAACTATTGGGGTAGAAGAGGTCTTAGTTCAGAATATATTTACGAATTAGCGGAAGAAGATTGGAAAATTAAATTAGGAGTTCTTGAGTCCGTCTGATGAAAGAATATACCAAGTATCTCTTATAAATTTAAATTCAACACAGGCGAACTTATCTAAATCAACCTCATCGTATTCTTCATCAATCCTATTGATATCAGGTTTCACTTTGAGATTTGTCATTGATTTAACAACAACGTGGTCTGAGGTCATAGAGTCCAAAGTCAACGTAGCGCTTGGGACCCCTCTCACAACAATCACCGCTTCTCCGTTTACTTTGTAGTCTTTTTCAGTAACGACAGCGCTGTCTGAGGTCTCTATTGCAAACCCATTTATTATTCTTTTTGATGGTATATTTTTAACTATTGCCATTAGATTACGTATATTTGACGAGGCATTGCTCTGAATTTCATTTGTTTATTTAAATTTTCAGCAATTTGAGCTTCCCTTTCCATTACCTTTTCGGGTCTCAATCTCGTAAGCCATCCCTCTGCACCAATCAATTCTTCTAATAGCTTTGTTTTCTCATCTTTAGCTTCTGTTTGAAGTATTTGATAGTCCATCGTCAATTCTGAATCAGGAGTTTTCAGGTTTCCGCTATACTTACCTCTAACTCTCGATAAAGTTTCTTTTGCATATGCTGTAAACCATCTTCTAACCCATTGTTGGCCAGGTACATTCAGTTCTTCCCAACTCAATTCAGAAATAGGAACATCTGTTGGTAATTTTATAATATCGGGATTAGCTTTCAAACAATTAGCTCTGTCATCAGGACCAACGTCATAATACCAATACCATACGGCTTTACCTTCATACAAGCTGTAGTTATTCCAATTAAAACGACCTCCAGGGGTATTATAAAGGAATATATTTTTCTTTCCATCAGGTAAACCTGTGATTCTGTATGTTAGGGAACCTCCCAAAATTCTATTCAGGATGTTGGCTTCTTGCATTCTAATGAGATAATCAAACCCACTCATCATAAAGTAAGAACCTTGATATCCCATCTGTGCGTATCCTGCTTCATTTGCGCCCAAACCAATTCCACCGAAACCAAATCCACCTATACCACCTAATCCGAATGCTGTCCACGGTTGATTGGAAAACCATAAAAGTTCATTCACTTCTCTACCGGCAGGGATTTCATAGTTTTGTTTGTTTCTCTCTAAAACAAAATAATCTTTCTTCAGGACCCAAGGTCCCATAGTTTGTAGACCAACTATCTTTGAGTATGAATATGCGAATTGTTGTTCAAAATCCATCGTTCTTGTCACCAAAGCCCTTGCCACTGATTTCTCATTCATGTTCAGATTTACAAGGTTTACCCATTGACTATCAATCAACCATTGAAGAACATACTCTTCATAATCTCCAATAGATAATTCCATTAAAGAATCTAACATTTCATCCGTCAATTCAACACTTCTTAAAGGTGCCCCTAATTGATGTTTGATTCTTGTATATATTCTACTTCTTTCTGGTTCAGGAATTACTGACATAGACAAGTTTTATTATATAAATATCATACTAAGGTATAAATCAAACTACTCACGGGGAATATGTAAACGTTACTGCCAAAGGTTGTGGCATTATTTTCTAAAATTACGGTTTCAAACTTATTTGTGAAAATCATCCAATCTTGTTCGTATGGTAAAATTTTACCAGTTGTTTCTACGTAAACTAAATCATCTTCTATTTTGTAACTTGTAAGAGGTTTAATTTGGAAAGTGTTTATTTTTTCATTTTTTATAATTTGACCATCTAATCCTTGGTTGTCACTTTCAGCGCCAAACCCACTTTTGATATCAACGTTTTCTTTTCCGAATTCTTTTTCTAATCTTGTTTTTGTTTGATTTTCTACCTTGTCCCCTTTGGTTTTACTATTACCTAAATTGGACATAATTTTCTGAAAAAAGGGGGAGTCTTCAACAAAAATTTTGTTTGAATATTTTTTCAAAATAGAGGTCAGTTTTTTCACCGCCATGACCTGTTCTTTGGGAGTTCTATTCTGAAAATGAATTATTTCATGATTATTATCTTTTAACAATCTGTTTACACTTTTGGTGATTAAACAAAAAGCTCTGTAGTTACCAGCCAAAAAACTAATATTGTGTCTTTCTCCATTTTTATAAAATCCTTGCATTATATTGTTTTCAGGGTCTTTGGGTTTGAATTCTAACCAGTCCACTTGTTTCAACGCGGCATAAATTCCCATACCATACAACTTACTTATTTCGTTGTCTTTCATTAGGTTCTGAAAAAATTTCTCATCTTCGGTTGTACAATCCACAATATAAGATTTACCTTCAGTCATTATTTGTTTGGAAATTTTATTTTCTAAAAGTTTTGTTTGAGTCTTCAGTTCGAACAATTTACTAACAAAATCCCAATTTACGACTTTCCAAAAATTTGAAATATATTCATCTCTTTTGTTCTTATATTTCAGATAGTAAGCATGTTCCCATAGGTCAAGACCCAACAAAGGAAATCCCCCACCCTCTATAACATTCATTAGTGGATTGTCTTGATTTGGAGTTGACATTATTTTGAGTTTGTTGTTTTTTGTTAAAACCAACCAAACCCAACCTGAACCAAATCTTTCTTTAGCGGTTTGTTCAAACTTCTTCTTGAAGTTGGAAAATGTTTTGAACTCAGAAAAAATTTTCTTTTGTAATTCTCCTTTGAGTCTGACTGGGGTCGGGGTGAGCATATTCCAAAATAATGCGTGGTTGAATGCTCCACCTGCGTTGTTTCTTATTGTTTTGTCGTATCTACTTATGTTTTTTATAATTTTTTCTAAATCCCAATCACCCATTTTCTTTTTCGAGAGTGCCTGATTTAGTTTGTCTACGTATCCCTTATAATGTTTATTATAATGAAAATCCATAGTTTCGGCATCAATAAAGGGTTTCAGTGCTGAGTAGGAGTATGGTAATTTTTCAATTCCGATTTTTTTCATTTCCTCAATCAATATTTGTCTTTGTGATTCGGAGTTGTTTTTGTTTTCTGTGTTCATCAAGTTTTTTCTATAAATAATGAGATTATCTCATTTCGTTGATTCTTTGGAGAATTTCTTCCACGTAGTCTGCGGAATTGTTGTTGTCACCCATCACTGTGGCGATGACGTGTTTTTTCTTATTTAATATGTCGTATATGATTCCCTCAATAGTATTTTCAAATATTGGGTAATAAACTAGTACATTACTTTTTTGTCCGTATCTGTAAGCTCTGTCTTCTGCTTGTGAGTGGTCTGAGGGTAAAAAGGATAAATCGTTCATAATTACAGCTTCAGCGGCAGTCAAAGTAATACCAACGCCGGCTGCTTTTATGTTACCGACAAAAACTTTTATCTTATCATTTTCTTGGAATTGGTCTACTGAAAATTGTCTTTCCGCTTTGGACATGGAACCATCTAGTTTGACCGCCGTCTTCCCGAAATGTTCCAAAATTTTGTTTAGGGAATTTGTAAAATTACAGAAAATTATAACTTTCTTATCTTGTTCGATTATATTTTCTGCAAGTTCTATTGTTTGGGTTATTTTTTCATCTGCAATAATTTGTCTTACCTTAGTGAGTTTTGTAAATTGAACGGTCAAAGATTTAGACTCTTCAGGATTTTTCTCATACCAATTATAGTATTCACCCATCACCTCTTCATATTCTTTTGACTTCAGTCTTAAATAAATTGGTGTGATAATTTTATCAGGTAAATCAAGTACGTCTTCTTTTAATCTTCTAAGTGTAAGGTTCGAAGTTCTATCTCTCAGTTCTTCTAAGTTTGAGGCTCCCATAACATTCCATACTTTCCGTGGTCCAACCCTAAATTGATATCCACTACAATATCTTATAACGTAAGCCATCCAATTTTTGGCAACGGGTGAGTCAACCAAACTCAATAGATTATAATAATCAATTGGTCTTGATGTCATGGGGGTACCTGTCAATAACCAAATCCTATCTACCTTTTTTACTATATCATTTATAAGCTTTGTTCTTTGTGCTTGAGCATTCTTGATATAGTGTGCCTCATCAACAATAACCAAATCAAAATTGGCGCTAATAATTTGCGATTCATCTTTTCTTTTAGTGTCATGGAAGTTCTTTATTATATCGTAGTTTATTATTACAAAATCGTTATTAGGGTCAAAGTTTTTACCTTCAGCTATATAGATAGATTTATCTGAATAATTTTCGATTTCACGCTTCCAGTTTATCTTCAAGGTTGCGGGACAAATTATCAAAACCTTTTTAGCCCCACATTCCAAAGCCGCTATTATAGTTGAGGTGGTCTTTCCTAACCCCATATCATCCGCTAGAATGTATTTCTTATTTTCTACTAATTTTTGAATTGCTTCTCTTTGGTGAGATAGTGGTGGTCGATTAGAATACTTATCAAAATCTAAAACAACGTCTTTCACTGTGTTGTCTTTAATCATAGCCGCTTTTGGAATCCAAAACTCGTTGAGTTGGTCTGTTTCAAAAAACCTACCCCAAATGTGATATGCCTTTTCCTTTTCAGCTAATAGTTTTTCTACCCAAATTTTTTCGGGAATTTGGTGTAGTAATTTATCGTCTGCAAATTTTTGAGCAAAGTAAGCATCGAGTACAACCCATTTTTTTGCGACTTTGGGTTGTTTATCAAAATTGTTTATTATATATTCAGCCTGACTTCTTGTTGGGTAAAACTTTTTATTCACCTCGGATTTTCTTTTAAGTTCCAAGATGTAGTTATTAGCCCCGCTATAGGTTTCTAATAATGAAATTGCTTTTGATTCTAAAGTATTCGACAAATTAAATTTTGTTAAAATTGGACACCATTTCCATAATCAATGAAAAGTTCTTCACCAACTTGGATTTTTCTCAGAGATTTGAAAACAAAAACGTTTCTTTCAGTGTCTGATTCCCAACTTACGTTCGGCATTTCACTATGGTTGTAATACGACCCGTATCCTGTAACCAAAACATGATTCACCCAATTTTCTGATTTAGGCCAACAAAAAGCGTAATTTTGGAAAAAGGGTAATTTTTCTTGTCTTCGGTGTGGGAAGAGTAAAAATGGGCAAGTGTCAATAATTTCATTATATTGTATCTCTTCGGAACAAAAAACACCCAACCCATGAGTTGTACTGTCTTTGAGATATATTTTTTTTGGTGGTCTTATTTCCATGGTTTATGAAAAATTTTTGCTTGTAATATAATAAAACTTAAACTATTTATCAATATATGCAAAAATTAGTTCCGATAACAAGATTAGGTAAGTTCTTTGGTGGGGAAGATTATTCTTTGGATATTGATATGGGTGAGGAGTGGTTGATTGGTGATATGAACTTCACTGTTGTATTATACAGAATTGATAGATACAAAACTAAAACTGATGATGTATATGGTGAGGTACTTGAGGACGGCATTCAATTTATGGCACCTGTTGAACTTAAAGGTTTGGTTCAAATATTGGCACCAACCAACAAATTGCTTGGTAACTCTAGGGTAAAACAACAGGAACCTGGTAACATGAAATTTTCTGTTTATCAAAAAACTTTGGATGATGTACAAGTCGAAGTGAACATGGGAGATTATTTAGGGTATTATGAAACGGAAGACAGAGTCAGATATTACACTGTAATAAATGACGGAAGAGTAAAATCAGACAATAAACACACATACGCTGGTTACAAGCCTTTCTATAGAACAATAGAGGCAACTTGGGTAAGTGAAAACGAATTTAGAGGAATATAATGAAATTGATAATTACAGAGTCACAATTTGACTCATTATTTATGGGACAAAGAGTTATGGTCTACTATAACTTGAACAGGGAGACATTTTCAATTTCATATTTGGGAAAGGTTATAATGCATGCTGACTACGTTAGATTGAAAGACGTTGAGTTCAGAGTTAGACCAGGTGGAAAAGAAAGAGTTAGAGATGAGAAAAGAAAAAATGTACATGCTTTTGTCATAGGTACACTTTTGGATTTTTGTGAATTTCCTTGTGATAGAATTGAGGAACCTTATAGTGATTTGATTGTGACCTATAATCCATATGTGAATGATACATTCGTACTCAAAGGTACAGACAAGCCAGTTTATTTTGCAGAAGAAGTTGAAATGGTGAATATGAAAAATAAAATTTACATAACTCAGTAAGATGCCATTACCTAAACAAGTTAAACCAACTTTACCGTTAGTTCCAAAAAAAACTTTGTATTCTAGAAGAGAAGAACTTTTGGAATATATAAACAAAGATGGAACTTATTTACCAAAGTCAGTTTTACATGCGGACTTAGACAGAGGTATGTTGGATTTTGTTAAAAACGAATTGAAAGTAGTGACCGCTGGTAAGACAATCCCTGTTTTAGATATTATACTCACTACACAAAACTGGTCTCAATATGTTGAAACTTGGAAGTTTGTAGATTTAGATAATAATCCTGAACCTCCTTTCGTTACCGTTGTAAGAACCCCCGAAGTGAAGTACGGTACCAATCCGGCTCTTAGATGGAATATACCGAATAGAAAACAATTTTATTATGCGTCAGTTCCCACTTGGGATGGAAACATGCAGGGTATGGATATATACACAATCCCACAACCCGTTCCTGTAGATGTTACTTATTCTGTGAAAATAATTTGTAACAGGATGAGAGAGTTGAATCAACTGAACAAAAATGTTTTACAAACTTTTGCATCAAGACAGGCATATACTTTCATTAAAGGTCAGTATGTTCCTATAATAATGCAGAATATTTCGGATGAGTCTCAACTCAATATTGATTCTAGAAAATTTTATATTCAATCATATGAGTTCATTATGTTAGGATATTTGATAGACGAAGAAGAATTCCAAGTCAAACCCGCCATACAAAGAATGGCTCAGGTTTTTGAAATTGATGGTAGTAATCTTGGTAGGAGAAGAGAAGTTTGGCCAAAGTCACCACAATCATTCCCATCTGAACTTTTGTTTGTTGTGGGTAATACAACTTTGACCGATAAAATTTATTTCACCGCGGACATGAAAATTATAAATCTCACGAACGTTGACTCTTACGATGTTTATATAAATGGTGATTTTTATGGAACGAACGTTCCTTTGATTCAGGTAACCAACCAAGATATACTGGAAGTAATTGTTGTAAAACTTGATAATACTAAAGATGCTGTTATAGGTTTGGAAAACAGTCTATTTTAATTCTCTCCGTATATATCTTTCTTTTCTTTACACTTTTCTATTATCAAGTTTTCCAAAAACTTATAAATTTTTATTCCCCTTTTTTCACAATAGGTTTTTAGTAAATCGTGGACAGCAGGGTCTATTTTGATATTCTTTATTTCTCGTTTCTTTTTCATGGTAGAAAAAAGGTAGAATTTATTCTGCCTACTATCAAATAGATATTATAAATCAAAGTTTTTTCATAATTATTAGAATATTTATCAGTAAAATAAATCTGCAATAGAATAATTTAATAATGGCAACAGCACAAGTAAATCAAAAAGTATATGTGTCACCTGGTGTCTACACTTCTGAGACCGACTTATCGTTCGTAGCTCAGAGTGTGGGGGTAACAACATTAGGTCTCGTAGGAGAGACAATAAAAGGTCCAGCATTTGAACCCATCTTCATTACAAATTACGACGAGTTCCAAGCCTATTTCGGTGGCACTGAACCGGTAAAATTTGTAAACACTCAGATACCAAAGTATGAAGCTGCTTATATAGCCAAATCTTACTTACAACAATCAAATCAACTTTTTGTTACAAGGGTATTGGGATTATCAGGTTATGACGCGGGTCCTTCTTGGTCAATCACAACTATTGCAAACGTAGACCCTACAACCGTTGACTCAACCGGTACGACTTCGTTTACAAATACATTTACAGCAACAACGGCTACCGTGACTGTTTGGGGTAACACCTTCCCTACAGAAGTATCAAATGATTTTACAACTCAATATATCTTATCTAATGGAAACACTTCCACTTACCAAGCGAGTTTAGACAACTATATACAACAAGTCTTAGGTGATAACACTTTGAGTGCAACATCATCTTATTTTTATGGTTCTGTACCTGATGCAGATTATAATAGTATCACATCAACTTACAGTAGTACTAACAATGCGTTCGGAGTAAATAATTTAAATTTAGCGTTCAATGACCTAAGTTCATCGGACAATGATACATGGTTCTATGCAACATTTGACCCAGGAGCTAATAATTCTTATGATGGTTATTCTTGGGATTTCTACATAAATGATATACAGGATATTGGTTCAGGTACCTTTACAGGTTCTGTTTCAGGAAACATATATAATTTCTCGGGTACTGCTTATCCTGATTATAATAACATGGTTGTTGCAACCTTGAGGTCGAGAGGTATTTCTTTATATACAAATAATTCAGGTCCAAATCATGGTCCAATATACGAAGTTACAGGTTCGACAGACTTAGATATGATTTGTACAAATCAATATTCAGGTGTCACACAAGACCCATTTGCAACTTTCTTACTTAGTGGTGTAACAAGAGATGGTAATACATTTTCATTTGAGAATTCATTACTTACTACCTCATCACAATTTATCACAAAAGTTTTAGGAGTGAGTAACTTTGATAAACCAAGATTTGAGACTCCTATTTTTGTTGAAGAGTTGTATGCAGGTTCTTTAGAATATGCTTACAACCAAAGTTATATCCGTGGCTTAAATTGTAATATGGTTGCTTTGGACTCGGCTAGAAGTTTGGCTTCAGATTCTATTGCTTGGAAATTACAAAGATATCAATCACCAAAATCACCTTTCTTAGTTTCAGAACTTAGAGGTAATAAGGTTTATAACTTATTTAGATTTATTTCGATTTCAGATGGTGATGCGGCTAACACAGAGGTGAAGATTTCAATTGCAAATCTTTCTTTTGACAACATGACTTTTGATGTTTTGGTAAGACAGTTTTTTGATACAGATGCTAATCCTATCGTAATTGAAAAATTCCAAAACTGCGTTTTAGACCCAGCAAGTAATAATTTTATCGCTAAAAAAATTGGTTCTCAGGATGGGGAATACGCATTGATTTCAAGATATATTATGGTTGAAATGGCTGAGAATGCTCCAGTAGACGCACTTCCTTGTGGATTCAATGGTTATTCTCAAAGAATCTATGGAAGTACAGCGGTTCAAGCACCAATGATTTTCTATAAGACAAAATACAATTTCCCTCAAGAGGTAGTTCTTGACCCACCTTTTGGTTCTGCTGCAGGTGGTGCAAATACGGTTACTTCTCCTGGTGACGTTGTTCGTAGAACTTATCTCGGTATGTCATCCTCTTACTTATTTACTATTGAGGATGCGTTCTTGCAATACTTAGGTCAAAAGAATCCTGTTGTTGGTTTTTGTACCGCAACTGAATCGGCACCTTGGAACGGTTTAACTAAAGGTTTCCACTTGGACTCAGGTGCTACGGTGGTGACTATTGGTAATGAGTTCACAACAAGTGGTCAAACAGCATTCGAATGTGGTGTTGCTGATTTCACTTCTAATCCAAGTAGTCAGGATAATCCATATTATTTTATTTACTCTAGAAAGTTCACACTTTGTATGGCGGGTGGTTTTGACGGTTGGGACATCTATGAAGAAAGAAGGACTAATGAAGATAGATTCGCTTTAGGTGGTACTGGTTACTTGGCAGGAGCTTGTACTTCGGCAAGATATCCAACAGCAACTGGTTTCGGTACTTTCAAAAATATCACCGTTGATGCTGACAGTCAGTCATTTGCAAATACAGACTATTACGCATATCTTCTTGGTATTCTTACTTTTGCAAATCCAGAATCTACAAATATAAATGTTTTTGCAACTGCAAGTATCGATTACGTTTATAACCAAACTCTTGTAGAAGCAGCAATAGATATGATTCAGTTCCAAAGAGCTGACTCAATTTACATTGTCACTACCCCTGACTATAACATGTTACTACCAGATTCAACAGACCAAAATCAAATCATTTACCCACAAACAGCGGTAGACAATCTTGATAATACAGGTATTGATTCTAACTACACCGCAACTTATTATCCATGGATTTTAGTAAGAGATACTGTGAATAATACACAAATCTATATCCCACCAACAGGTGAAGTATGTAGAAACTTAGCTCTTACAGATAACATTTCTTTCCCATGGTTTGCATCGGCTGGTTACACAAGAGGTTTAGTAAACTCAATCAAGGCGAGAGTAAAACTTACTCAACAAGATAGAGATACACTTTATCAAGGTAGAATCAACCCAATTGCGACATTCGCTGACGTAGGAACTGTAATTTGGGGTAATAAAACCCTCCAAGTTGCTGACACAGCTTTGAACAGATTGAATGTAAGAAGATTGTTGTTACAAGCTCGTAAGTTGATTTCAGCTGTAGCAGTGAGATTGTTATTTGAACAAAACGACCAAATCGTAAGACAACAATTCTTGGATAGTGTAAACCCTATACTTGACTCAATCAGAAGAGATAGAGGTTTATATGACTTCCGTGTTACTGTTTCTTCTTCACCTGAAGACTTGGACAGAAACACTCTCACAGGTAAAATTTACCTTAAACCAACGAAGGCTTTGGAGTTCATAGATATTGAGTTCTTTATCACACCAACAGGTGCTTCGTTTGAAAATATATAATAAAAACGGGGGGTCCAAAACCCCCCACTTTTTTATTACCTAATGAAAAAAATATTACGAGAGGGAATAAAACCCGAGGGGACACCAGATTTAAAGTATTACGCATTCGATTGGGATGACAACATTGTCCATATGCCAACAGAAATCTATTTGTTAGATGATGATGGTAATGAGGTTGGAATGAGTACTGAAGATTTTGCTGAATATAGAAGTAAAATAGGTAAAGGACCTTTAAAATACAAAGGGAGTACAATCGTTGATTTTGCTCCAAACGCCTTCAAGGATTTTAGAGTGGATGGTGACAAACAATTTTTGATTGATGCTATGAAAGCTAAACCTGGTCCAGCATGGAAGGATTTTGTAGAAGCGGTAAACAATGGTTCGATTTTTGCGATAATAACTGCTCGAGGACACAACCCGAGAACTCTTAAACAAGCAGTTTACAATTATATAGTTTCCGATTTCAAAGGAATAGACAAAAACCAAGTAATTAAAAACTTAAAAAAATATAGAACCTTCGCAGGAGAACAGGATATGACTGATGAAGAACTTATAAAAACATATTTGGAGTTAAATAAGTACCACCCCGTTTCTTTTGGTGATGATATAGGTGCCACAAACCCCGAACACGGAAAGGTAATTGCGATGCAAGAATTTGTAGACTATATAAAAGGGATGGCTGCTTTACTAAATAAAAGAAGTTTTCTTAAAATGGATATTGTAAATAAGTTTATTCCAGCAGTACCTACAATTGGATTTTCA